CGCAGTCCAGGTCGACAGATATCCGGTCGCGCAACGCGAACTCACCCACGCAGGCGATTAGAGGGACGACCAGTGTGCAACCGTATTGATGGCCTCCGGTCCAGCGACACTCAGGGCAAGGGCGCTCAATGCTGTCCATCTACCCGACTTTCCCGGTCTCTAAGTACGTGGTGATAATGTGAAGCAGCTTCGTCTCTTCGCCCGTCCGACGCACTTCGCGTCTGAGCACGCCCCGCATCAGGCCCAGCGCCGTGCGGATGCGCTTTCGAGCGGCGCGCTCGTTGTGCTCTTCGAGCGTCAAGGCCCGTGAGGGTCGCGGACCGTACATCGGATGATCGTCGGGGATCGGCCTTAACAAGTCCATTGTCACCTCCTAAAAGAACGCGCTGTCGTCGTAACTGAAAGCCGTCACGTCTGAATGCTCATCGCCTTCAGCGAACACGACCGTATCGCCCGGCATGACCTCCGCGACTGCGCGGTGATCCCAATGCCTATGTATGAAGTCAGGCCGCCCGAACGTCTTCAGCGCGTTCAGATAGCGCTCGTCTCGAAACCTTACGAAGTGCAATGCGGTCTGCTCGCCCTTCGAAGTACCAGCCGTCCAGCACCTCGTAGTGCCATCGGCGTTTTGCTCGACGCCAGCGGCGGCAGACGGCCATGCCATCGACGATACTCCTGATGTGCCACACGTCGTCTTCGAGGTGCCCGTAGACAACTTTAAACGAACAGCCGGGCTCGGCCCAGGGCGGAAGATTCATGATGTCACCGAGCACGAGCATGAGTGTCCGTGCGGCGCGCAGGCCGGGGTGTCGCCAAAGCGGCAGATTACTCGCTTGTTCCACTCTTCGATCAAGGTGGCCTTGGCGATCTCGACAACGTCGGGCGGATAGCGCCAGGTCTTGTCGTCGAGATCGGGGCGGTCTTCCTGCTCGAACAGGTCGACGACCTGAAGGCCCTCAGACTGACCACAGCCATTGCAGTAGAGATCAGCTTGCGTGCCCACCCCATCCCACATCTTCGCGTCGCACGACCCGCACTTACGGCACGGGAGCATCTTGAGACTATCGGGCATCTGCGGTGTCCTTCTGCCGGTTCGCAGGCGTCAGGATCGCAGTGAAGACCGAGATATCGGTTTTGCGCTCGTCGACTGCGCGGAACCACGAGCAGGCGAAGGCTGCCTCACCGTAACCCCCTCCGCGATAACGGACGACGCGATTGCTAATCTCGAAGAGTGCAATGCCGGGCGTCCGTTCGAGACCGCAATGTGCCCTGACGGTATAGGTCTGGCCCACTAAGGGGAACTTGATACCCCGACGAGACCAATACGCTTTCATGCGCTCATTCACTTTGACGCATTTAACCTTCTGACCGAGTCTAAACATAGGTGCCCCTTATCGCGCGTCCGCCGCGTCCTTCTGCCAATCCGGGTCGTGATGCCCGTAGGTGTCCAAGAATGTCTGTAGCGTCATGCCCATGAACTGAGCGGCGTCTTCGTTCGCCACGTTCCGGTTGCGCATCAGGTGCGTCGCCCGAGAGTGGCGCAGGGTGTGGGGTGTTATGTCATCCGGCAGCTCGGCCAGGTCGCGCGCACCGGCCCACGCCTTGCGCATCTTCGCGACCTTCTTGCCGCTGATATGCACGACGTAGTCCGCAGCCTTACCGTCTATCCGCTGCCAGCGGAGCAGCCACGACTTCAGGCGCTTCGGCATCTTGTGCGGCGGTGCCTTCTTCTTCGTCTGACGCGACCCGCGCGGCTTCCGCTGCATGAAGTTGTTGTCGAAGTCGAGCAGGCGGTAGCGCGTGCCGAACACAACGCCGCTACGGCTTCCAGTGTAGAAGGCCAGCAGGATGAAGCGGCAGAGCCTGCGCACCAGGCGCGGCTTCTTCTCCGGGTCGACTTCGAGGTTCTCGACTGTGCGACGCGCCGCCCACAGGAACCGAGCGATCTGTTCGCGCGTCAGCCATTGGTCGCGGCCCTCCGGCTTCTGCGGCAGCCAGACGACCGGCACGACAGCCAGCGGCGTCTTCTCGGCGTGATAGTAGTTGATGGCGGACCGAAGGACTTCGAGGTCGCCGCGCGCTCCGGTCGTACCGGCCGGTGCGTCCATCTCGGCCGCAGCGATGTCGGGCTTGCGCTTCTCTTTGCGGGCCTTCGCGATCTCGCGCTCGACGGCCTTGCGCGCATTCACTTTCTCGCGGTGCTTGGTGTAGGCTCGGCAGTTCTCCGTCGTGACATGCTTCATGTCCTTATCGCCCTCGCCCCACCATTCGAGCAGCGATCCGATCCGGCAGCCGATGATGTAGCCGCCGTCCGAAACAGTCGGCGCGTGCTCCGCGCCGTAGACGGCCAGCACATCAGCAACGAGCGGAGTGGGGGTGATCTCCGGCGAGTGCTGTTCGCTTAGGTAGTTTTCGAGCGCCTTCGTAGCCGCTCCGCGATCAGCTTTGCCGAAGCCAGTGCGCTGCTTGTGTTTACCGTCGACGATTGTCCACGTACCACGGGCTTTGTCGAACCAGAGGTGGGGGCCTGAGCTTTGACGCGGCATTTCTCGATCATCTCGTTTAGATCGTTGACGGTGACGAAGTGCGCCCGTCCGATCTTCGAGACAACGAGGTTGCCACGACGCGCTTCGGCCCGCAGCGACGCGACCGAGATCGCGCCGCCGAAGAACTTGTCGCAAGCCTCTTGAAGTGTAAGGGGCTTATCGGACGGGATAGCCTGTAACGTGACAGACATTACAGACCGCCCACGCGCGCGTCAACCCCCCGCTTGCGGGGACAGATCGCATTCAGAAGGATCGCCACGACCCCTATGAAGCAAACCCACCCCAGGACGTGCAGGAACGTCATGCTGCGAGCCTTTCAGCCGTTGCGGTGGCGGACTGTCCGCCTGCGGGATCGGGCGTGCGCTCGGCCTTGGCGATCTGCAAGACCCGCTCGCCCTTGGCCCATGCGCCGTTGAGCGTCGTCATCGCCTCGACGCTGGGGCATTTCGTCAGCGTGACCAACGCCGCCGAGATATCATCCGCAGCGTCCTTCAGCATCCGCGTCGTGAGTACGTTGCGCGTCGTCTTCGAGGTGTCGCGCAGTTCGAGCAGTCGTGACTTCATTTCGTATCCCAACATTTGCAAGCGGGGTGATTGGTGTCTTTCGGGCCATTGCATTGCCAGTACGGCGGGCAATAGCTCGGTGGCGGGTCGGCGAAGATCAGCCCGGCCAGGACGATCAGGATCATGCTACTTCCCCAGCGGCGGCACGACGCAGTGCCAGCCGCGTACCCAAGTTGCAGTTGATCCGGCCGGGCAGATCGGTGGACCCGGCCGAAGGCAAAGGGCAAGTACGATCAGCGCGATGGCCGATGCCAGGAGCACGATGTAGACTCTCAAGTCGTCGTCCATCACGAAGCGACCTGGCCAAGGGGCTGAATGAAGCGCCATTCGGCACCGTTCGTCTTCGTGCGGTTGTCATCGCCGAGCGCTTTGCATATAAGCGCCCACATCGGGTGGTGGTGCGAGCCCGCCCCAATCGCCCATTGCTTCGCATTCAGGTCCACGAACTCACGGAAGAGTCGCAGGACAGATGCGGGGTCCTCCTTGACCGTTTCAGGTGTAGACGCAAACTCGACCCGGTAGGCCGAGAAGCGCGTCTTCACCAGGACTGCGCCGTCGGGCAGCATATACATCTGCTCGATCTTGCTAGTCGTGATGACATCGCCGTCGAGGAACCGTCCCTTCGTATCTCCGAAGACGTTGCCTTTGATGCAGGGCGAGCGCAGCGGTTCGAAGTCAGTGTTGTTGAAGAACGTTGCGTTCTTGATAGTGCCGTTGATATCCATGCGATCCCCTCAGAATTTCTTACCGCCAACAGCCAAGCGAGCTTCCGGCTTGTGGTCCGCACGGTGCTTGTTGTACTCGCGCTTCTCGGCGACAGCGCCCCACAAATCGTAACCGTGCTTCTCGGCGTACATCTCGATTAGCTTCATCGACCACGCGACGGCCTCGTCGAATCGGTCGTAGGCTTGGTGTTGCGCCATCGCCACGTTATGGGCGATGCGAAGAAGCTGAGCACCCTTGTTATCCGAAGCGAAAGGCGCGATGCCATGCGTCATGGCGATTGAGCCGTCTAGGTCGCTGACGCGCGATCCCGCGATGTCGAGAAGCCGGATGTAGGCATCTGCCAACTCGACTTCCGGCATCGGGCGATGCGGCAGATGGGTGTCCATCAACCCCTTGCGCTCGCCCTCCATGCACTCCGCGATCTCGCTGACTACGAGCATGAGCATCTCACCCATGTTGCGGTCGAGCTTCTCTCCCGTGGACGGATCGTGCCACCAGTGCTGATTGTCGCGATGACATTCAGCCGCGAAGTCGTTCAGGCTCTTCGGGCGCGTCGGCTTCTTGTCGCATCCGATCAAACCCTGGAAACACATGCGAGCCGGTTTGAAGTAAAAGTCCATGCCCATGCGCTTGTGGCAGGAGCACTCATAGTCGACATCCGACGCGATACCCGGCCGCTCGATGTTCTCGCCGAGCGGCGACCACGGCTTCTGATCCACCATGCGGGGCACCGAGCGAGCCGGAGCAAGCTGCGCTTCTGCGTGCTCGGCGCGTGCTTTCAGCACCGCCGTATAGGTCGAGCTGTTATCAACCCAGGCGTGATCGCTCACGTTGCCTTCGGCTGCCAGCGCAGGCGGCGTGTAGACGATCAGCGGTGCGCCTTGCTTGGCAAACTCGATCAGATCGCGGCGACGCGCGGCCTGTTCGACGGGGTCCACGAGGCAACGCTGCGGCTGGGCCTGCTCAAGGTCGTCGCCGTCGATGCCGCATTTCAACGTCGCGCGAATGCCGAAGCTGTCACGCTGCCATTCGACGTTCGAAATCTTGAGTTCGACGCCGTCCATGCTTGCCCTAAAGCCCGCGAGAGAAAGTCTGTTGCGCATGTGATGTGACAGTCCTTACAGATAGTTTACGACGAGATAGGACCGGATCGCGATGGTCCCGTGTGACGATGTGCCGAGGGCCATGTCGACCAGGTATCCGCGCTCGGCGGCTATCGAGTGCCAGGCGGTGCGGAAGAGATAGTCGAGACGCTTCTGCACGATGTAGTTCCGCCGTGCTGCGGCTTCAGGTGATTCAGACACTAGGCGCTCCTTTGTACGGGTAGATCGCGACGAGCTGTTCAAGCGTCAGCTCGGTGAACTTTTCGTCGACAACGTTCGATTGAAGCGTCGGCTTCGTCTTGCCAGCGCCGTTGCACATGTCGTCGAACCACTTCTGCGGTTCCGGCCCCTTCAGGCCCAGGATGTAGACAAGCTTCATGCGTAGCTCTCCATTCGGCCTTGCGCCGTGCGACTGCGCCGCAGGTGCCACCTCAGTCTCTCGCGACCCTTCTTTAAGGTCTGATGGATGTACTGCTTGGAGCAGTCATGCTCGTCGGCAAGCTCATCGAGTGAGGTGCCAACGGCGATCTGCGTGACAATGTGGGACTCAAGCGTGCGCAACTTAGCCACCCCATCCATAACCTCGGACAGTTCGAGCGAGATGTGGGCATCGCAGTCCGTGGCGACAGCTTCCAAGAAGGGCTGGCCGTCCTCGTCGTGCTCAAGCGGAAGGTTGATGTGCTGCCGACGACGGGCCGAGTTTGCACGGACTGTCAGTTGCGAACGGATCACCCATCGAAGCCAAGTCAGGAAAGCGCCCTTGCTCGGATCGAAGTTCTCGCGCCTACGGCAGGCTTCGAGAACGACGCTCTGAACAACATCCTCTCGGTCATCGAAGCCGCGCCGATACACTTGGCCCCGGATGAACGGCATATACTTGACAAGGAGAGCGTTGAACTCATCCAGCGAAACCATTTTAGTTACTCCTTCTTGTAGCGGTCATCACTCCAACCGCTGGCTGCAATGGGAAGCCCGAGACGGTTGCCTTTCGGCAATGCCCACGCCGGGGGTGTCGTGAACAGTTCGTGGAACTCGTCTTCGCTTCCAAAGTCTTCGTCGGTCTCAGCGACGCCTTCGTCGTGGACGCTCAGCACGTTCTCGTAGCCTGCATTCTCAGTGACGATGATCGCATTGGCCATCACGTCGCGCGCCGCAGCCTGGGTGACGTTCTCCGATGCCTTCCCGCCATAAAAGTCCTGCTCAGCCCACTTACGCGTGAAGCTGTCGATGGACTTGAAGATCAACGTCGGCTTGCGTGAGCCCCAAGGCGTCACGCGCCATTCGACACGAGCGTAGGGGTAGAAGATCGAACGGCCGCTCGGCAGCTTGCAGCGCAGGAACGAGCCGGTCATGTTGAAGGTGATGAACTCACCCGCCATGAACTTCTTGCCGGGATTCTCGACGGCGTTGATCGCGGCTTCTTCAAGGTCGTACCAGAACTGCACGATCTCATGGTTCGCTTCGCGCCACGCCAGCTTAATCATTTCGGCGGTGAGCCAGGCGGCTTTGCGAATGCCAGACTTCGAGCCACGAGCCTTCCAGCCCTCGACGGCCTTCAGGCGGTTGTCGGGGGTCGCGATGCCGTAGACGATGTCGTAGATCGTCGCGAGATCGAGCCTGTAGACCTTCGCCATCTTGGCGAATGCCGCAGCGCCGCCACCAAAGCCGAGGGCGAGCACAGCGACCTTACCGACCTGGCGCTGGTCCTTGGTGACCTCGCTGACGGGGATGTTGTAAATCTGAGCGGCGGCGACCTTGTAGTTATCGGCCCCGGTGCCCCGGTCGAACTCAAAGAACGCAGCGATGGCGTCTTGCGCGCCAGCGAGCCACGGCAGCATGCGGGCTTCGATACCCGTCAAGTCGCGTGATCGCAGCACGCGGCCGGGGCGAGCCATCAGCATGCCGCGTAAGCAGTCGGCGACTACCGAGATCGGCGGCCCGAAGAACGCAGCAATGTCCGCGCGCGACCATCCGTCCTTGATGCACTTGATGGCCAGATGAACGTCGGTGTTCAGGTGAAGGTCAGGCTTTGGCAGGTTCTGCAACTGCACGCCGCGCGCCGCCCATCGGCCTGTTTGCGTTGCGCCGTGGTACTGAAGCGAGCCCTTGATCGTGCCGTCATCACAGACGCGGAGCGTGAAGGCTGCCAGCTTCGCGATAGAAGCCTTACCGGCTTCAAGCCTGATCGACACAGCGCGGCGTACGTCGACCGGGATGTCGTCGCGGCCGAGCAGGCTTTCAAGCGCTTCCTTGTCGCACGACTCGATGGTGATCCCCACCAGCTCTTCTTCGAGCCGGAGGTTGACGAACTCCTTGAGCTGCTTGACCGCACCGAGCGTGTTGACTCGCATATCGGTGACCTGGCGCATCTCGGCTTCGAGCGCTTCCTTCTCTTCGTTGCAGATGCGCTCGGCCTTGGCGACCAAGTCCATGTCGACCATGATGCCACGGTCGTTGATCTCTTGGTCGATGAACCACAGCTCTTGCTCGCGGGCGATGAGTTTGATCGCGCGCTCGCCGACACCCTGCTCGACGCGAACGTCTTGCAGACAGTAGTCGTACATGATCTTGAACTTCTCCGGCGCGTTCTCAGGCGTGAACCTGGTGCCGGGGATTTTCTTGGTAGGCTTGCGCGGCTTGCAGAGCTGCAACATGATGCGCGAACCGGCCGTGTCCTTGCGGATCGGGAGGCCGAACGCCGGAGCGGCGTGGTCGAGCTTCGCGGGCATGTTCATTGCCATTGCGCGCACCATGATGCAGCGATACTGGCGCAGTTCGGGAACGGGCCAGCCATATCGCGGGCCAGCGACGTACTTCCACATCAGACGTTCGAAGTTCGCATTCCATGCGTGGATTTCGCCGCCGCTGGCGACGTGGTCGATAATGTCCTGCGGGCACGGCTCGTCGGGGAACCATAGCTGCGGCTCTTCATTTCCGAATGCGTAGGCCGCGCAAAGGATCTCTGACGACTTGTGCTGGGCGTACTTATGCGCGCCGACCTTGGTCAGGTCAGCCTCGCTGTATGTTTCCCAATCTAGGTGTAGTTCGGCAGCCCGATGCAACACGGTCCGGCGACGGATCGGCGCATAGCCGAAGCGCTCGCGCAGCGACGGTGTCGTGGCGATCCCCAGCTCGCGCATCATGTCGGTGGCGCTCTCGAAGCCGAGCACCTCCCAATCCGCGAATTTGTCTAAGGCTTCATGCCGCATCGTCGTAACGTCCGGGGTGCTTCTCGGTGGAGGTGAGGGGGAAGAAGCCTTCGATGGGCGGTACGAGCGTCGTCCAGATGTACCAGCAGCAATTCATCGTCGGCCGCTTCTCCCCGCTTACGTCGAGCCGCCAGGTGAGCGGCAGGATCATCGACGGTCGGTGCAGGGCGAAGAGCTTCACGCGGTCCTTCGCGTGCCAGATGCCGTTGGGCAGCAGCATCGCGACGTGCTCAATGCCGAGCACCGTGAGCGCGTGAACGAGAAAATCGTCGGACAGACTGAACGGCGGATTGGTCACGATGGACGGAGCGAGTGCGTCGGTCTCTTTCAGGAAGTCCTTGCCGATCCAGCCGTAACCGCGATCAACCAGGTTGGTCGACACTACGTTGTAGCCCTCGGCGATAAGCTGCTTGGAAATGTGCCCGGCACCGCAGGCATTCTCCCACACGCGCTTAGGCCAGCCGATCTTGCGCAGCACGGGCACCAGGGCGCGCGTCGTGCCTTCCGCTGTCGGATAGAACTCGTCAGGGTTCTCCGGCTTGTCCGCCTTGGACTTGCCGCCTGCCATTGCTGCGCCGATGTTAGTCATAGGAATTGGGGTCTCCTACTAAAAGGAAACGGGCGAGCCCTTTTGGACCCGCCCGTCTTGGAGGGGATTAGCCCCCGGCTGTCATGACGACCTCCCTGCGTTGGCGACGTTTGTCACTACCGGCCTTGAAGGGCCGTCGCGTGGTGCAGTGTCATGGTTGTAACGTGAAGAACGTTACAGGGTCAATTTATCAACCCAAAGCGTCGTCATCGTCGGACGACGGTTCATCGACCGGAGAGGCGAAGCCGAACACAGCGCCGTACAGCTCCATGTTCGATTCCATCTCGGCTTGAGCGTCGAGCGCTTCCGCCTCGTTGAGCCGAATCTTCACCAGCCCCGAGACCTGGTTGAAACTGATGCCAGTCTCTTCCTGCCGAGACTTGATCTCGGCTTTCAGGTCTTTCTTGGAGTCGTTGTACTCGGCCTTCTGATCGGCGAACGTGCTCTCGACGTTGAACAGTCGCTCCACGAGGCCCTTGAGGGTCTCGTGGTCGACGTTCTGCGTGTCGTGCGCCAGGTCGCCCATTAGTCGAGCGCTCCGTCGTCTTCATCCTCGTCGTCAACTGCACCGAAGGCTTCGCCCTTCGAACCGCCGCCCCGGCTGATGTTGTCGTCATTGCTGAGCAACTGCACCGCGTCGACGTAGAACTTGACGCCCTTGTTGTCCGGGCGGTTGTACGCCTTCGGTTGCAACATCAGGCGAGCCCAGCGGCCGGAGTAAGCTTCGGTCTCGATGTCATCCGAGTCGAGCTGCTCGCCCCGGTTGTCACGCACGATGGGCTTGCGGTACGAGTTCGGGCGGATCATCGTCCAGCCTTCCAGATCGACAGGTTCACCCTTCGAGGTGATGTCGGCCAGGTTGGCGTCGGCGTCGAGGAACGGATTGTTGATCTTCGACTTCAGCCACGTATCCAAATCAGATACGTCGATGGGCTTGTTCTTCTTGTCGAGGAACTTTTCGTCCTTCGCCAGGGTGATGACCGCCTTCTTGATGGGGGTGAAGTCGATGGTCGGCGGGAAGATGATGGTCGAGCAGAACGCACCGTCATCGTCGGGCTTTGCATCCTTAGCGCGGAACTTCTTGGCGAGTGCCACAAACGTCAGGCGGCCTTTCGGCGACTGCCATCGGTCTTCGGCCTCGATGTAAGTCCATTTCTTCAGGTCGCTCATAGGTTACCCTCCTACTTGTAAGGTCACGCGCATTACAGATGCGACACGTAAGGCACGCGTCGTCGCTTTCCCCCAATGCTTGGGGCGGGTGCAGACGAAACCCAATTGGTTGTGGTCTATTTCGCGGGGACCGCGAGACGTAACTGAAACACCTGACCGTCCAAGCGCCCCACTGCTGACGTGAGCGTGGCCACGCGGTCGCTGAGACTGCTAAGGGCCAGGAACAGACATATGATTGCTAACCAACGCATCATGTTGAACCCTATAGAACTGTCAGTTCGCGGCGCTCGCGCTGCCACTCGACGCCTTGCTTGTCGCGCACGACGTATTGCCTGCTACCAACCGCCAGGAATGATCTGGCGATGACGCCTTCAAACGCCGCGCGCTTGCCGACTGCACGGCTTGCGACGGCGGCACCGTCGCGGATGATCTCGACGCGCTTAATCTTCGTCGTCGTCATCGACCGCTCCAAAGGCAGCGCCGTTACTGAGCTTTGCGGCAGGCCGAGCATCTTCTTCAGGCGCGAGAACATGGCCACTTGATTCCTTCTTCCAGGCGCGGTGCTGATCGTCGTGTTTGCCGAACAGGGCGGTGAACTTGTTCTTGCCGAGAACCTTTTCGAGCTTCGCGAGAGACAGCAGCTCCGGCTCGGTCATGAAGTCGTCATCGCTGAAGCCTTCGAGATCGAGCAACGCGATGACTTCATCCTCGGGGATCGTGAACTTGCGATACGCTCGCTTCTCCACCAGCTTCGTGCCTGTGGGCACGCGGCCCTCCATCGCCTCGTTGTGGGCGTACTGAAGGACGCGGCGCACCCAGCCTTCGAGGATGGAAGCTTCGCGCACCAGCTTGCCGAGACGCTCGGGCGTGATTTTCGACAGACTAGGCAAGTCTTTCTCCAATAACTGTCGGCCGAGAACGCCGACTTTGAGACCGATGATGTCGAGCAGGACGTGGGCACGGAGCGTCTCGCAGCCCCAGGCGGCCGGGCAGAACTTGCAGTGCTCACCGGCTACCAGTGCAGCGTCTTCGTCATCCGTGGCGCGGGCGCGCTCGGTCAGGATGCCCTCGAACACGGTGAGGTCGATGCTGTCGATAGTCTGCCGACGCACCGGCCCGTCGCGATGGAAAGCACGGGGTTGAATGATGACGCTGATAACCTGCTCGACGCCTTCGGCTTCGAAGAGCTTCGCTGCGCCCACGGCGTAGGTCAGCACTTGCGGGTTATCTTCGATCTCGACGACATGGCCGCTGCCATACTTGTAGTCGAGCACGATCAACGTCTTGGTCTTGCGCTTGTAGATAAGGATGTCGCCCGTACCGAAGAGCTTCGGATGCACGAAAGACATGTCCAAACGCGTTTCGAGCATCAGTTCGTCGCCATCGACGCGGCTGAAATACTCTTCGATCACTTCGATGGTCAGCTCGCAGCCTTCGACCATCTCTTCGTCGATCTCGAAGTAGCGCTCCCGGTCAATGTTCACCGTGCGCTTGCTCGGAAGGAACATCTGCTCCTTCGAGTCTGCTTCGAGATCGACGACACCCCCCAACCAATCGCGCGGATCGCGGCCGGTCGAGATGATGAACTCATTGAACTCATGAGCCGCCGTGCCCTCTAAGGCGAACACGGTGCTCTTGTTGGGCTGCCCTTCCGACATGCCGACAGAGCCCGCGCAGACCATCCAACGCGACGCGGCGGACGGTCCGAGCTTGGAGTGCGCACGGCCGGAATGTGCGGCCAGTACAGCCGCCACTTCCTTACGCGCTTGGGCGCTATCGACTAGATCGCGTGTGGTCACAGAAGCGCCTCGTCATCCGGCGATAAGGCCGGGGTGTGGAAGATTGCATTCGCGCGGTCAGGGAAGAGGCAGCCGCACGGGCAGATGCCCTTTTCTTCGGGCCAGTGATTGTCCGGCCATCCGCAAACCAACTTGATCGACGAACGCCGGTAGAACTGCCACGCGTCGATCTCTTCGACGAACACACCGTCCGGCTCTTCATCGCCATCGACAAAGAAGAGCCGGTCAGTCTCTTCGTCGCTGTAGTAGCGACGCGGCATGCGCTAGAGCCGCTCGTAGACGGGCGTCTGGCGGCCGTGGCTGGACTTCGCCTTCATGGCGACGCGATCACCGTTCGGGTAGATCAGATCGTCCTTGAGCGCCGCGCTCACGAGCGAGCCCCAGGCGTTGTGGTGATGGGGTTCGACGCCGACGACCTTGCGGATGTCTTCGCCCGTACCTTTCCACCCGACCGGCAGCGCCTTGAGCTTGGCGAGCGCATCGGCGCGCCATTTCACGTTGGGCTTCATCACGCCTTCGAGCGCACGATCCTTGCGCTCAAGGCCGGAGAGGGAGTGGTCGAGCGTGTGATCGAGCTGGTGTTCAGCGAGTGTCATGGCTTCCTCCGTTAAGCGGCTTTGGCGACAGCGCGTTCGAGCTGGCGCACGATGCGGGTGACAGGGCGCGTGGGCTTCTGGCCGCGATAGAAGTCGAGCAGCGCGTGGTTCATGACGTTGGCGGGCGGCGAGTGCTGATCCCCGGCGAGGGCTCGGGCGGCGGCCTCCCGTGCGGCGCGGGCCTGCATGGTGCGTTGACCGAGGTGTGCGACGGCGTTCGCCTGGTTGGCGCGCACCTCGCGCTCGTCAGACAGGAACGTCTTGCGTTCCGAGCCCTTGAGCAGTGAGGCTCGGCGATGGTGTTCGTTGCGGCGAGCGCCGCGATATGAGCTTGCAGAGCGCATGGCATTCCTGATGATCGAGAGAAGAGGGGACGCCCCGCCCTGTAGAGAAGGGCGCGGGCGTCAGGTGTTGCGGGGCGGGGCGCTTACTTTTTCTTCGGCGCTTTCGCGAGCAGCTCGCGGCACTTCTTGACGACGGCCGGGATGTTCTTCGCGTCGATCTCGCTGATCTTCTTGACCTTGCCCTGCTCCTGGACGATCTGCGACACGATGGTCGCCTGGTCCGGGTAGGCAGCGCGGACTTCGAGCAGCAGGTTCTTGGCGTCGGCAGCGGTCAGCGCTTCTTCCTGCTCGGTCTCTTCGGCCTCATCGAGCGGATCGCTCTCGTCTTCCTGGGCCTCGGACTGATCGGCTTCGGTGCCCTCGGTCTCATCGGCATCGCCGGTCGCGGCTTCAGCAGCGGCAGCAGCGGCATCTTCGGCGGCCTTCTTCGCGGCCTTCTTCTCGGCGGCGGTCGGGGGCTTCGGCGCAGTGGCCGTGGTCTTCGGCGGAACGATAGTGGCATCGCCACGTAAGCGGGCCTGCTCGGTCGTGCTGAGCGCGGCGACCGCGACAGCGCTGGTGCTGGACAGCGCGGCGGCGAGCACCGAGGCGTTGACGGCGAGTTCAGCGGGCGTGTTGCCTGTGATGGTGACTTGGAACATGAAGTAGGGGTCTCCGTGAGTGGGTGTGATGTGACAGACGTTACAGGGTGGGCACGCTAATGCCCTTCGCCGCAGCCCGAACCGGGGATGCCGCGATCTCGCGTCGAAACGAACTTCGTCCATTCGACGAGGCCCTTCGGACAGGCGAAATGCCAAGTCTTCAGCTTCGGCCCGGTGATGAAGACCGTGATGGTCTTGCGCGGGTACATGACCTGAAGACGATGAAACATACCGGCGCTGCGGACACGAATGTCGCCGCTACGCACGATAGCAATCTTATGCTTCTCGGCGTCGGCAGCGCCTTCAGCCGTGGCGGTGTAGTATTCGACCAAACCGCCTTGCAGCATCAGCGACAAGGACCACCACGGATGCGAGTGCAGGATGCGGTCGTCATCGTGATGGTAGAGATGAAGATAGACGTTGAAGAGCTTGTTGCGCGGGATAGCGTGCCAGCGCTGCATGTACGGGTCGCCCTCGGGGCCGATGTCGATGTCCGAATTGCGCTTCGCCATCACGCCTTCAGCGCAGCGAAGTAACAATCGGGTAATGGGGGTCGGTAAGCGCATCGCTCTCTCCGTTGTGATGTCCTGTAATGTCACAGACGCTACAAGTTGGTCAATTAAACAACCTCCCACTATCTTTTAATTTGCGTGCGCAAGCCGCGCTGATCTGTTCGTCAACAGAACCGACGAGCACGACGAAGCGAGTGAACTTCGGCTCAGGTGAGTTCATGTTGAAGATGCGCGAGCGTGCCTGCTCGTTTTCATCGCCAACCCATGACTGCTCGACGAACATCACGTCGTTCGCCGCGCTGAAGTCGAGGCCGACGCCCATCGCATTAAGCTGGCCGACAACCACCCGACACTTCGGATCGGTCTGGAAGCGCTTCTTGATCCGCAACTTGCGTGCGTCAGAGGTGCGGCCATCGAATGCCTCGACGCCGTACTTCTTCAGGTTCTGCTTGAGCGCGTCGATAACGTCGTGGTGATACGCGAACAGAACGATCTTGGCGTTCGGATCGGCGTCTAGTTCATCACTGACGATGTCGACGACGCCAGGCACCTTCGCCAGGCCGAACAGCTTGCGCAACGACGCGACATGCTTCTCCTGCTTCGCAAGGGCCTTCAGCGGGTTCGCCGATTGCAGCGCCTCTGCGACCTTGCGGCCTTGCTCGGTCGCCATTATGGCGGCCAGCTCCTTCATCTCCGTAGGCTTGGCGCGCACGTAGAGGTTAGACGGCTCGACCATGTCCCGGCCGAACACCTCGGACCGCCGTCGTCGAATCACAAAGCCTTCTAGCTTCTGCTTCAGCTCCTTGTAGTTCTTCGATCCGGCGATCTTCGCGCCGAACGGCGTGTTCATCATGCGGCAGTATTTGTCGCGGAATGCAGACCAGCTCAGCGGGCGACCACGGCCATTGTCGATGATCTCCGGCGCACAGGCGCGCAGCATCGGCCACAGCTCAGTGGGGTTGTTAGGCATGGGGGTGCCGGTCAGCAGGAAGACGTTCGTGGCGTTCTCGATCAGGCCACCGTGCTTGTCGCAGAGCGTACCGAAGATGTTCTTCGTGCGCTGTGAGCTACGCTCCTTGCAGTAATGCGACTCGTCGACCACGAGCACGTACTTCTTGCCGCGCAAAACGCGCGCGATCTTGCCCGCCTTGTTGTAACTGACGATGATACCCCACCATCCGCCCTCGCGGAACTCAAGGATCGCCTCACGCCAATTGTCTTTGACTGCGGCAGGGCAAACGACGACGACGATCTTGGCTTCGACGTTATCGGCACCACGGATCGCGATGTTGGTCTTACCTACGCGCGGCTCATGAGCGACGAGCGTAGCGAAGCGCTTCGAGACGTAATCACCGTCTTCGATTTGGTAGTCACGTAACGGCCTAGCCATCAATGTGCATTCCCGGCGCAGGGCGCAGCTTCGTACCGCATTCCCGCGTGCTGGCCGACATCTTGCGGCCGTGTAGATTTTTGAACGTGAAGCAGGAGGTCATGTATTCGTGCGCGTCCTTCTCGGTCGCGAACGTCACCGGCCAGACGGAGAACTTACGGTAGGCGCGCCAATCATCCGTCGCATATCGACCGTTGTATTCCGCGCGTTCCTGGATTTGGATACACCAGCGCGGATGCGACCTATCTGCGTACTTCATTTTTCGCTCCGCGCTTGAGGTACATGCAGAACAACACGAGCAAGATCACCCCCGCGTCGAGCGCGAGGGCGATGCCTTGGGGCAGGGTCACAGGCTCACGTCACATGAAACTGAGGGCGAGCTATCGAATGTCGATGAGCTGAAGTCGGCGGCCGGTGCCGGGCAGTACGAAGGCGTCGGGTCCGGTGCCGGGCTCGAATAGGACGGCGTCGGGTCCGATGCGGGCGCAGGCGTGGAGTGCGCGGTGCTCGTGTGCAGCAACGCGCCCATGATGCCCGATGATGAGGGCATCGGGATGCCGGTCATGAAGCCGATGGCGAAGTCTGCGGACGTATCGCGCTCGACGGGCTTGCTGTCGTCACTGCGGAGGATGCGGCTCTTGGACTGCTCGCGTTCCGCAGGCACATAGGCCGTGCGCTTGGGCGGATGGTAGTCGGCCGCGCGGATCGCGCGCACCGGCTTGTCTGCGGGCAAGGGCGCGGGCGCAACGTACGCTCGGTGCTGGGCGGGCGCGGCGGGCTTCGAGGGGCTACGCTTGGCGGCTACAGCCGTCCAGACCAGCAGGCCGGTCATACCAGCGGCTGCGATGAGAAGAATGATAGTACCGGCGTTGTCGATATCAATCACGGGTCAGTCCTTTCGAGTTTCGAAGTAGAAGGTCGCCTGATAGTTCTCGTAGTAAGCGGGCTTGTCGTAGCGAACGGACCACCCGCTCGCCCGGAAGTGCGGTTCGATGTCGAGCCATTTACGCTCGAACACCTCACCCCGAGTGGCACCCGTGCAGCGCGTAAGCGCCCTAATGGCGTCAGCCTGGCTAATGGTCGCGCGGCCACTGACGAGGTTTGCGACGATAAGCTCGTTCCAACACTCGATGACCTCTGCCGGTATGCGGCCTTGCTTGCGCTCTTGCGCCTGCGTAGGGGTGATCGCGGCAGTCATTTTCGCATCATGTCCTTGACCATCCATTCGGAGAGGTCCGCTACAGTTGCGTCGCGCCAGCGGACGGCAGTTCGAGAGTCGACGTGCGTCCCGCAGTTCTCGGTGTGCAAAAACTCTTCTTCGACCTGCAACACGAGCTTCGGTGTTCCGAGAAACGACTTGTAGTGCGCGTACCGACTGCGCCCGGTGAGTTTCACAGCTTCGTCTCCAACGCAGTCTTGAGGATCGCGATAGCGTCGGCTTCGTCTTCGCTCTTCGGGGTGAAGCCCCAAGCCAGACAGGCGTTGCCGACAAGCTCTTTGCTGCCGTTGCCCTTGCCTGTGGCGAACATCTTGATTTCCTGCACGCTCAGCCCCTCGAAAGGCACGTCGTACTCGGCGCACTTCTCATGCAGCTTGTTGAGGAAAGCGCCGTACACATGCGCGGCTGTCGTGCCGAGGTGGCGCATGACCTTCTCGTAGAAGACCTTCGTGACGCCAAGCGCGAAGTGATTATCCAGCTCGCGGCCGAACTTCTCGTAGCGGAGATGGGGCGAATCGAAGCGCGTGATCTTGAAATCCCATGCGCCCGTTAAGAACGCGCCGCCCTTGTTGAGGCTGTCGTAGCGGGCAAAGCCCGTGTGCGTCCCGAGATCGAGCCCCAGGTACGAGGTATTCGGTTTCATCTATATGCTTTCATGCGATGGAGCTGATCGGTCATACGGGCGGCTTCGCAAATCCGTCAATTTATCAACCTGCCCAAAAAAACTTGTCGCGCCCCTATTGCGTTCGTCACGCGTGTAATGTACAGCTCATGACATGCACGGAATGGCCGTGCCTAAACGCAAGGAGAAACAACATGAATCGCCGTATCCGCCGCTTATTAACTGGCTGCATCGGGCAACTATCGCGCTCGATGCAGTGCATTACTCCCGTTCATTTTACTGATGTTGCCTTCTCTGACGAAAAGATGCGGCGAGCACCGACACTGCGAGAATTTCCTCGCCGCTCCCGCATCGAGTTCGCAGCGTGGTACGCCGTCACGTTCGCCGCGCTGCTCTTCGTCTCAGCCCTGGTGGTGTTCCGATGACACGTATCGTGCGCGCAATCCTGATCGACCCCTTCGCCTGCACAGTGACCGAGACCGAATACGACGGGTCTAAGGGGCTCGCCGAGGTCTATGCCTTGCTCAGCCACGAGACCATGCCCGTCGATCTCGTGACGGCCGCGTATAGCGGGCATCTGCAAGGGAAGGATGTGATCTACGTCGACGACGAAGGGCT